TGTTTCACCAGATGCGCTACCATTTTTTATTGTAAATGCGCCTGATGCAGCAGCGAATATTACGATTTGACGAATACGCGAACGAGCAGGGCCAACAATAGCGGCACTTGCTCCTTGCGCATGATTAAAAGCTTTTACTGGTCCTGCCATTTTAGCCTCCTATTAAGAAGCGTCTGAAGAGCTAGAAATACCTATGAACTTCATAACTACGACAGTATCACCACCGGGATCACCAGAAAATACAATTTCAACCTCATCTGCGGTAGCAGTAGCAGCAGTTGTTGTACCGCCAGACATACCTAAAACACCGTTACATGGGAAAAAGCCTTTAAAACCAGTGCTGTTTACAGCCGCAGTTATACCATCAACAAAACCATCTGGATCTGCGTCTGTACCAATATCAACAAGGTTTACAGCGTTTGCTGCCGCAGTGGTTACAGCAATCATAACACCCATAGGGATAAAATTTGAAGGAATACCAATTGCAGCTTCTTTACCTGTAGTTGCACCATTAGCAACAGTTACTGTTGCGGTGTACACAGATAGAGTCATCTCACTGGTAAGCTCACCAGTTGTAGAGCTTTTAATAACGTTTTTAAATCCGTTTTCAGAACGGACTGGACCGTTAAAAGTAGTATTAGCCATGTTATTCTCCTGTCTTGGCTAGTGTCAGCCGCACCATGCGACTGTCAGGGATGACATCAGAATAACACATTATAATAAAAAAGAAAGGGGCAACCGAAGCTGCCCCTGTAAGATAAGTGAGGTAAATAACCTCTCTATACCATAAATTATGCTCCGGGTGAACCGAAAACACAACGTGGGTCTGAGAACCCAAATGAATAACGCTCACGAGCCTTGAAGCGCATGTTGCCAGTATCGAAGTCAGCTTCCATACCAGTAGCCATCGCAGAACGCTCAAAATGCTTAAATCCATTTGGTGCATCAGTTTTGATGAAAAACGCATCTGGGTCAGTTAAGAAGTGGTTAACAGTGTAACCCTCTGGCAACATACCCATGTTGCGAATTGCGTTGATGTCATTGTCTGCAGTGCCAACACGCATTGTTGATTCCAACAAACGATCTGCAACGAATTGCAGTTGTGGTGGAATAATCAATTTGGTGCCACGAAGAGCAATGATCATGTTTCGCTCATCAACGAATGTTGAGATGTCAATAAGAGCATTCTCAAGTGAAGTTTCGTTGAGGTCAGCAGCAGTTGAAGGCTCATTGCGGAATGTGCCACCACCAGATAGTGGGTGGTCAGTAGCACAAAGCTCTTTGCCGTCACCGCCTGTAAAGCTACTATCAAACGCATTGTTTAATGTAGCAGCGGCTTTAACCTGCTTAGTGTGAGCCATTGAACGAGCCAACGCACGAGTATATCGAGCGCCGAGACGATCATATAGATTGTCCTCAACAGCTTCTTCAGTTAGAGCGAATGCAAGTGCAACTGTCTCGTGTGTATAACGAGCAGTGTACGCTTCATTTGCGTTGTCAAACTCAACGCCAGAACCTTCTGCTTTAGTTGGAGCATTTCCAAAACCGACAAGCATTACCTCTTCTTCAAAGGCGCGATCTGATGTTTCAGTATCATAGATCTCTGCGTGTTGATTTTCGTACCTATCGTACTCCATGCCAAATAAAGCGTTTAGACCCGGCTCAAGTTCTTTGACGAGTTGTGAACGAGAAATAGCCATAACTCAATCTCCTTATGCCAAGCCTGCAGTGCCAGCACTGAACAGGTGGTTGTTGATTTTTACGATCACGTTAGTGTTCGCAGATGAAACATCGCTGTTCTCAGGATCTTGAGAAATATCAATGGCTTTCAACGGCAATGTTGCTGTTGTTGCACCAGTTGTTACATCAAGCTCCAAACGAGATGTACCAGATGTGGTATCACCTACAGGAGATTGATCAACGATATCAAAGTTACCAGCCAAATCAGCCACTGGAAAAGTGTCATCAGCTTGAACTTCGAATGTAGCGCCCGGATCATCAATAATATTTGCCATGATGTCGGATGCTGAAATGCTACCGGGGTAGCTATTTGAAAAGGTTGGCTTGTTCGTTGTCGGATCTGTATAAAAACAACCATTAAACACACCTACAACAAATCCACCATCGCCTGCTGCCATGCGCTCAACTCCACCACCAGTTACCATTTTAACCAAGTCTCCTTGGAAGATAGCGGTGCTGTAGCCTGAAGCAATACGATAACGATTTTGTTGTTGTGAGCTTATGCTCGTGCGAACCGGACGAAGGCCAAAAGAGGCGTCTTGATTTGCCATTTACTTTATCCTTCAGAGTTTTTCGGTGAGCCGAAGCTAACCGATGATTTACGTTGCGGTGCCATTTTTGGCATCGCGGGGTTATTTTCGCGCATCCAATCGCGATCAACAGCTTCCATTTGGTTTTTAGTAACCCCTTGGTAGTGTTCATTACGTTGATCAGCCAGTTCTTTGGGGATTCGAGCAAGTACGAGTCCGCCAACACCTATGATGCCTGCGTTGCGTCCCTCATCGACTACTGGTCCTGCGTATTCTGGATATTCTTCTGCGCGAACAAGTTCATATCCTTCTTGCCGTCTCTTATGTACGTTAGTTTTGTCATCAAATTCCATCACGGATTCACGAATCCAACGATGTGTGTACCCTAAAGGTGCTTCCGGTGCTTCTAAAGCTGTACCGGGTCTCCAAACTTTGCGCTCTTGGCGCTCCCGCGTTTGTGTGTCGCGTGAAGTACGATCAGCCATATCAGTCTCTCCGATTTTCCAGTTTTGCCACTTCAGCCGCATATTTTTCCAGAGGTATGTTTAACTTCTGAGCTAAAGCCACTTGACCGGGGTTAAGTTCTACAGATTTTTTCCGCCCTGATTTTAGAGAGCGTGTACCGCTCCCTGCAGGTGTGACAGACTGGACGTTTTTCTTGTCACCCTGAAACTTGTTAGGCATTTCCATACGCATACGTTTATCAATCTCTGCGTAATATTCGTCAGTACGAGGGTCAAAACCCTCTTCTGCAACAAGAGTTTCATGCAAAGCACGAGCCGCTCCTGTCATAATATTGTCTTTGCCGAACCATGTATTTTTAGATAACCAAGCCTCTAATTTAGGATCTCTTTCCTGTTGTGGCTGTGGTTGTGGTTGTGCCTGCGGTTGTGCCTGCGGTTGTGCAGATAATTGTTGTTCATTTTGTTGTGAGCGAGCTTTTTGCAATCTCAAACGTTCTTTTTCAATAGCTATTTGAGCTATAGCTGATTGTGCATCTGCAACTTTTTCATAATCGCCTGCCTCGTGAGCTTCTGCCAAAGCACGTTTGGCTTGAGCCTCCTGAGAAGTTATACGACCTTCATATTCAGAAACATAACCTTTATCTATTGTTTTTAAACGTTGTTTAATATCTTCGTTTTCACTTTGAACTCTTTGAATGTACTGAACTGCAGCAGCAGCCTCCTCTTCAGCTTTTCTACGAGCAGCGGTTAATTTTTTTATTCTTTTTTGAACATTTTCACTATATTGATCAAGTTCGTCATCATTATCCTGAACATTTGTTCGGGTTGTTTCATCTTCTTGTAATTCTACTTCTTTAGAATCTTCCACAACTTCTTCAGTAGAGGTATCCTCCAACTCTACAGATGTTGTTTCTTCAATTTCTTGTTGTTGAGCTTCTGCCTGCATGAAACTTATTCTCCTCTTATTACCTTATACATACGAAATATCTTTGGGGTCAAGGATAGTTGCTATAATATTATCGTCATTTATAATACGAACCTCTAATCCTTCCACTTTAAAGCGATTTCCCGCATATCTTCCTATAAGAACCCAGTCTTTCTCAGAACACCAGTTACCAGTT